CACTTTCTCAGCTTCAAAGCTAAGAAGTGCCCAAGGTATTTGGCAATCTGCTGTAAAAAGCAGAAAACTTTTATTGGAGTATCTCGTAAGAGCTGCTCCTCTAATCGTAGGTGGAAATTCCTTGAGTTGGTTGAAGGCTATTGCCGTTTTTGTGAGGTTGGTAGTTCGAGTACGAAAGCACTCTGGATCAAGAGGGCTTGCTCTTTATTTGAAGGCTTCGACTCTCATTCTTATGAGAGCCTTGGCCGGAAAGAAATTAGTAAATCCTCGAGATGCTGGATGTGTTGTCTCGGTAACAAACGCGGGCATTCCGCGGTGGATACCGGCACACTTTAGGAAGCGTATTCGGTCCGGTGACACGAAGTGTGTGAGATTTATCCTAAGTCTTTGCACTCTGTATAGAGTCTTAGATTTTAAAGGTAAGTTGAGCATAAGTACTGTTACTGATCCTGGGGTCCCGACTCCTCTTTGGTTTCGTAAGGAGTGGATTCCTTTCATTAGGAAGGTCTTTATTCCATACTTAATCAAGATGGGTTTCAAACCCTTAGAGAGAGTGACTGATCTAGGTGAAAACCCAGGTCCTCATTTTCCTAAGCTACGCGGAAAACTTTTGCTAATATTCACCTCGGGTCCAAACTCTTTTTGGACGAAGTCATTACAGCTTGGTTCGTATCTGGCTGATGCAATTGCATTGAAGGATCGTCCTGAACTGTTTATGGCTTTGCTCAATTTGAGCCAGGAGATGCACTCACAACACATTATGCATAGTCCTATATGGGGACTGGCCTCGCTTGCCTTTAGTCAGAAGTGGTGTAAACCGTTTGGACGAAAAGGTGGGGGAGAGCCCCAGGGTTATGTAGGTGTATTGTCGGTTCGTCATGAACCGGGTAAGGAACGGGTCTTTGCAATGGTAGATGTATTCACGCAATCGGTCTTACGGCCTTTGCATGACTTTCTCTTTGGTATCTTAAAATTGATTCCTCAAGATGGTACTTTCTCACAAGGAAAGCCACTTGTTGCATTGGTAGAGAGGTGCCAGAAAGAGGGTAAAAAACATGTTTGGTCTTTTGATCTGTCTGCCGCGACTGATAGGTTACCTATTGGTTTACAGCAGGCGCTTCTGGGTACGTTGACAACAGGGAGACTCGCTTCTAATTGGAAGAAGGTCTTATGTGATCGTGATTACCGTGTGCCGATGGATCTTGTGAAAACACTTGGTCCAAAGGTTACGGGGAGAACGGTTAGGTATAAGGTTGGGCAGCCAATGGGAGCGTACTCTTCTTGGGGTATGCTCGCAATAGCACATCATTGCATAGTACAGTTCGCCGCCTGGCGATGCGGCCATAGATCATGGTTTAATCATTACGCAGTGCTTGGTGACGATGTTGTGATCGCGGATCGCAATGTCGCTCATCAATACCTCTTTATCATGAAAGGATTAGGAGTTAAGATTGCTTTTCACAAATCAATCATAAGTAATAATCTAAGTCTTGAATTTGCCAAGCGTTTCTATTGGAAAGGTACGGAGGTAACTCCGATCCCTCTATTAGCGATTGCAACAGCATTTTTAGGAGTCTCTGCTATCCCTGAAGTAATTCGGGTAGCGGAGAAACTTGGAGGATTTACTTTATCCTCGTTCAATATTAGTAAAGTGGGGGGGTATGGGTTTAAGTTATCAAGTAAAATGGGTAATACTATTTTAACAAGATTGCCTAAACGTATACGCTCATTGTGTATTCTAATGACCTATCCAGGTGCACCACGAGCTTCTTCGGACTTGTGGTCTTGGTTGAGATTGAAGACCTTCGGGTCGGAAAGTCTTAATCCGGGTCATAAGACGAAGGAGTTGATTGCATTTTTAATTCATCAGGTCACAGAACTTCGCTGGCCTCATTTGATAGGTACGCTGAAAGGGCAATTAGCTAAGCTAAAGCCTAGACAAACTATTCTGTCTTCTGAGTACTTTGAAGCTTATGAGGAATGGTGGGATTTAAATGTAAGACTTGGTTTGGAACAAAAGTTCCGAGCCAAGTCCTGGAAGGTTGAAGAAAAGATGGTTAATTGCTATGATTATGAGAGAGCAACAGAAGAAAGTGTGAACGATCTTCTGAAGCTTGTCGATGACTTTGAGGCGGAAATTGCTTCTATTCCTGCGGAGCTAGAGATAGTGAGGCGTGAACCCGAAAGGGATCGCGTCCCATTGTTTCGATCAAAGCAGGTCTCGGTGTGGACCCGTCTCGGAGAATTCGTCGCTCGGTCGACTAACAGATCTGTACGTCGAAAGATTCAAAAGGGGGATAATACCCTCTTAGAATCTGATATTCTACGGATGCTTTAAACCCTATGGCGCCTTAGTTGGATTAAGGAACTCATATCGTAACGATATGATCATTACGGATATAGGTTGGTCTAAACCTAAAATAGGCAGAGAGGGATCTGGATCCTATGATGGTGAATCCATTCCTACTGGAGGAAAGAACGCTAATGGAGCGCCCAGTAACCATCCATTGTGCCAGGGCCCGTGTGTCAGGTCCGAAGACAAGACAGAGGGCCGTAAACACTAATTCAACTAGGGGTTGAACTGTAGGAAACCTTAAATCATTTGGAAAGTCTCTAGATGTCCAGGTTAGACACAAGTCGACTGGGAACTCATTAATAGGCTGACTTTAACGCATGTCTAAGGATTGGAAACCCTTAGCCATGTATTGGTTTTCCACCACACGGATCGCTGACTTTGAACCCAGGGAGTGAGAGCAATCTCATGCTCATGGACTTAGTTATATCCACAAGTATTAAAAAGCATCTTCAGCTTCACAGGGTCCCAGAAAGGTAGCAATACCGGGGTGGGACAGCCCTGGAGACCGGC